GAAAAATAACAAATATCGTATTTCTCCCCCTTTTAGTTGTATTTATAAGAAACACAAATCCAAATATGAAAACAGATATAAGTGATAAAATAAAACTACCGGCACTAAAGAAAATTTTAGTTGAATTAAAAGCCGATGAAGCAACATCCCAACTTGTGATAAACACGGCCAAGTTATACAATCATTTAGTAGATAAGCTTAATAAAGGCGAGAAGGTACATCCATATATGCTCACGGGCACGAATGGACAAATATTCAATCAGTTATTATCACTGAAAAAATTAAATCAGAAAGCGCCAAAAGAAGATGATGATCCATTTAATGAATTTGTATCCACCTTCAAAAATAAAAAAATTGAAGTTAGAGGTTAAATGTCATATCTTGAAACAGCAGTACAATACTCAATAGATTTAATTGATGATAAAATACCATCATGTACTTTAGTAAAGCATGCTGCTCAAAGATTTTTAAATGATATAGAAGAAAGCTCTGAGTATTTCTTTGATGAAGATGAATTAAATACCATCGTTGATTTCTGCCAATCCTTTTATCTTACTGAAATATCACCACCAATAAAAACAATACTGCAGCCATTCCAAATTTGGATACTGGCTAATGTGTGGGGCATAAAGAACAAACAAACATTAAGAAAGAAATACAGGATGGCCAATATCTCTGTAGCCAGGGGTAATGCCAAGACGCAGTTAATCGCTCTTCTTTGTGTTTATGAATTATTATATGGGTACGATGCTCAGGTAGTTATCGCCGGAGCAACAGTTAAAACATCCATGGAGGTAGATTTTGATAAAATAAAGAAGCTGTGCCTACAGAAGGATCCTAATCAAAAACACATCAGGATATATTACAACAAAATAGTATATAAGAATAATAAGATAATAGTAACATCAAACGAATCAAAACCATTTGATGGATTGAGTGGTAGTTTAATGTTAATAGATGAAATGCATCTATTTCTTCAGAATAACGTATATGGTACATTAAGATCGTCAATGATAAAGAGAAGTGATAATGTAATGTTTATCATTTCAACGGCAGGATTCAGTACAGATACAGAATATTACAAGCTCTGCCAATACAGCGAGAAGGTACTGAATGGTACAATTGATGATCCTTCACATTTTGCTGCATTATACACAATAGATCCCGATGATTATTATAAACCGGATTTATATGATAACGATGTATATATCAAGAAATCAAATCCGATGTTGGGTATAAGCGTACAGAAGGATGTTATTGTGCAAGAATTACAGGTAGCTAAGAATTCAGAAAGTGATAGGATATCAATTTTAACCAAACACCTAAATGTTTTTCATAGGGATAATGAAGGTGATGCTTTTGTACAACATAAGTTAGTAACCCAATCTATGTGTAATATTTCACTTGATGATGATGAATTTAAAGGATTAGAAGTTTGTTGTGGTGTTGATTTATCAGAGAATGATGATATATCAGCACTGGCATTCATGTTAATCAAAGATGATACCTATTATTTCTTTATAGATTATTTTATATGTTCTGAGGCATTAACAACACGAAAGAATAGAGAGAGATATAAGGAAGCATCTTCCGGAGGTTATATAAACATAATGGATGGGTTAGCTGTAGATTACGATAAAATAATTGAAAAAATAAATGAGAGAAATAAAGTAAATCCTATTAAACTAATCAGTTATGATAAGTATAAGGCAGGAGATTTTATCAAAAAATTAAATCAGCTCGACTATTATTTACTTACATTTTCACAACTTCCATCATCAATGAATAAACCATTGCGTGAATTACAAAGATTATTCCTACTCAATAGGATTAAACTACAATATAACCCAATAACAGAATGGATGTTTAATAATGTGATAATTAAACAAAATTATACCGGGCTGATAACGATTGATAAAAGTAATAGTGAAAGTAATAAGATAGATGGAGTAGCAGCAATAGCAGATGCTCTTGGTGGTTATTTAATAAGCCCAGAATATGGATTTAATGTCTGGTAATATTTATAAAATAAATCATATTTATATAAAAATGTAATTATGGCCAATATATTCAAAAGGATATTTACCAATAATAAAGAAGTTAAAGAGGAAAAAAGGGATTTTGTTGAATGGACAAATCCCATATATGGTACATTAAACTTCTCTACCTTCGCAAGTTATACACAAAGCAAAGCTCTTAAACTTTCAACTGTATATCGATGTGTGAATTTGATAAGTGATTCAATCGCATCACTTCCACTAAATCCTTATACATATAAGGAGAATTGGAAATATATCAATTATGATACTTCGCTTTACAATATTTTGAATGTACAGCCCAATCCATTTCAGAGCAAATTTATTTTCATGAAGATGGTTATAACTTCAATGTTATTGAAAGGTAATGCTTACATCTATATTGATAGAAAGAAAAACGGCCAAGTTATATCATTAACATTAATGAATGCCGATAACATTCAGATAGTGCCAGAGGAAAATGATATAAAATATAAAGACATCATAACAAATAAAACATATGATAAAAGTCAGATCATACATATTCTCAATTATTCAATAAATGGACTTGAAGGTATATCAACATTAACATATGCTTTCACGAGTTTGGAAATTGCATACAACACAGATCAACATTCCTCTAACTTCTTTAAAAGTGGGGCATCATTGGCTGGCATACTTCGCCCAATCGCCGGAGTTAATATTTCTTCAGAGAAAGCCAAAGCCGCAAAACAAAATTTCATTACAGCACTTAATTCAGAGTTAGGCGGATCATCAGGTTCGATTGTGGTTTTGGATTCCGGATTAGAATATCAACCCATCACAGTATCACCGAAAGATTCACAGATGATTGAGAATAAACAATTCAATGTTATTGATATCTGTAGGTTTTTTAATGTGCCACCAAGTCTAGCGTTTTCAGAAACCGGTAAATTTTCAACGGCAGAGCAGCAACAAATCGATTATTTAAACTCCTGTTTATTACCAATAATAGAGAAACTTGAAAATGAATTCTTCAGAAAATTATACTTACCATCAGAATGGTACACATCTGATTTAAAATTTGATGTAGAGAACTTGATAAGGCTTGACGCAACAACGAAAGCAGATATGATGGTTAAACTACATAGTGTTGGTGGTATGACAACAAATGAAATTAGAGAAAGGTTAAATGCTGGATTTCCTGTTGTTGGTGGAAATCGTGCATTCATCCAAACCAATCTTCAACCTGTAGATAATTTGGTTGTTGATGGTGCTAAAACAAATAATATAATAGATAATAAACTAAAATCTTCAAGTAATAATACTGAGGAAGATGATACAGAAAATAATACAGAATAATATGGAAAAAGAAGTTAGGAATTATGAGATAGAGCTAAGAGCCGATAATGAAAAAAATATCGTTGAAGGTTATGCTTTATTATTTAACACACCATCAAGGGATTTAGGCGGTTTTATTGAAGAAATAGAACCAACTGCACTTATTGGTGTATTGGAAAAATCAGATGTATTAGCTGTATTAAATCATGATGAAAATAAAGCAGTTTTTGCTCGCAGTAGATATGGTAAAGGTAGTTTGCATTTAGATGTAGATGAAAAAGGATTAAGGTATTGGTTTAAAATAGGTAAATCAGCAGCCCACCAGGAATTGGTTGAAATGATTGAGCGTGGAGATATATTCTCAAGCTCATTCGCCTTCACAGTTAGGGATGATGGTGATAAGTGGGAAAATATTGGTAATAATATGTATAAAAGAACTATATCTCAATTCAATGAGTTGTATGATGTTTCTCCTGTATATCGCCCAGCTTATAATGAAACAACTGTTGGAAAGCGTAGCATGGATATAATTGAAAAATTAAAGAAAGAAGAGCAGGATAAAATTGATAATGATACTCAAAGGCAGGAGCAAGAACGCTTGGAGAAAGAAAAAAGAGAAAAAGAACTCCAAGATTATTATAATGGCCTTGAAGATATCATACAAGGATTTAAAAAATAATTGTATTTATAATAAAATATATCAACATGGATCATATAGAATTGATTGAGAAGAGAAAAAGTAAAGTTGAAGAACTTGAAAATCTTATTAATGCCGGTAAGGTAGAACAAAGAATGTTAAATGAAATAGAAACATCAACATTTGAAAGCATTAAAAATGAAATTCAGGATCTCGATAAAGAGATAGAAGAAAAAAGAGATTTAAATAATAATAAAACAAAAATAATAATAAAAAATACAAATAAAATGGAAAATTTTTCACTTATAAAAAGTATAAGAAACGTCGTTGAAGGTAGAAACAACGATGATTACACTCTTGCTGTGTTAGCACAGGGTCAAGAAGATTTTAAAAAATCAGGACTTTCATACAGAGGACAGCTAACCCTGCCGATGGAATTGAGAGCAAATGAAGTGGTTGCTGGTACAGCAATCCTTGGACAGGAAGTTATTTCAGAAGATAAATTTGGCTTACTTCCTTATTTAAGAGCTAATTCGATTATGGTATCTTCAGGAGCACAACTTTTAGCAAACTTAGTTGGTAATGTTAGTATTCCAACTCTTGCAACAGGTAGTACAGCATCATGGGCAACTGAAACAGCCGCATCAGCAGTATCACAACTTGGTTTTGGAGAGGTAACACTTTCACCAAAAAGATTATCGACTTACATCGATATTTCTAAACAATTCCTGATTCAGGATAGTATTCAGGCTGAACAAATGTTGAGATCGGATTTAATGAGCTCATTGATTGATAAACTTGAAGCAACATTGCTTGGCACGGCAGCCAGTTCTTCAACTCAGCCAGCTGGTTTATTTTATGGAGCATCATACACATTCTCAGGAACAACAACTTGGGCTAATATGGTAAGCCTCGAAACAGCAGTAGCTAACAACAACGCACTCAAAAATAACGCAAGTTATATAATTCATCCAACTACACTTGGAACATTAAAAACAACCTCTAAAAACGCAACATATGGTTCAACATATATCGCTGAAAGTAATACTATCAACGGATATCCATATTTCACAACAACTAATTTACCGGCAGGTAGTGTAGCTAACTCCAAACTTAGTGTATTTGGGGTTATGAGTGATTTCATAATTGGACAGTGGGGCGGAATCGACCTAACAGTTGATATGTACTCTCAGGCAGTTAATGGAAAAATAAGACTTGTTGTAAATGCATATTTTGATGGTGTTCGCAGACGTGATGCATCTTTCGCATACGCAGCTTGTTATTAAACTCCTAATCATTATATAGTTTTTTTTAAAAACCATCATCATACAGGTGATGGTTTTTTATTATACAAATATTTATATGTAATAAATGTATTTATAATAAATCAATACTATGAATCTAAATGTAAATATAAATGAGTTGAAGCGAAATTTGAATATTGAAGAAAGCTTTACTGATGATGA